TGTCGATGGCGAAAAGAAAGAAATAAGCCCTGTTCCAGTGTGGTATGGTTCAAAATCCATAACGGCTATTAAAAGGAAGTTGCTAAAGCTACAACAAATAGAAGCGGCATGCAAAATTTTATGGAAACAGTTTCAAAACAACAAAAAGGCACGTTTACGCAAACAACAGATAATGAAAAGTGTACCAAAGAAAACAGAAGCACGTTGTTACTTGAAGTGGTTTGAAGCAAATAAAACGGATAGCGCAACACAGATGCCTTTTAGTTGGATGGCGTATTGGTATAGGAGGTTGAAATGAAAGATAACAGCTATTACAGTATTGATTTGATTATCGGTTTTTTGGAAAACGAAAAAGTAGAGCACGGAGATTATATTGATGGTTGGTCGTTAAATTACTTTATCGAAAAATATGCCTGTGAAATTAGTGATAAAGAAGTAAGAAAACAGCGGTATAAACAATTAAGAAGCAGAATGACGCAGGATATTAGAGAGGCGTGTGATTTAATGGGTGCCGAAACAGGGGAAAAAGAAAACTTAGTCAATTATTTGGATAAAATTTTTTCGGAGATGGTCGAATGATGAAAACATACGGGGTTGAAGTAGCATTTTACAGTGATGAAAAATACTATCCAACAGGAAAACAGTTATGCCTATATAAACGATACTTTCCAATACAGGCGGATTCTGAAAAGATGGCTGTTGCTACTGTACATAACATCTTATCCGTTATGGAGTTTCATAATTTTGAGATTTTGGACGTAAAGGAAGTGTAAACGTGATGTATTTTGCTTGTTTTATTTTAGGTTGTATTATGGGCATAGCGTTTATGTGTTTATACGTTGTGGCAAGTGATGTGGAGCGTAGAAAATGAACTACATAACCATTGCCACGATCAACGGAGAAAAGTTTAAAAATGTTGAAACATTTGCAAGAACAGTGGACAAAGCCGAGAAAATTGCTATGATGATATTAAAAAGTCAATATGTTGGCGAAATAGAAATTATACGGACGTTGACAATGAAAGACTACAACGATTTGTTGCGGAAACTTAAAATCATAAAGGAGTGATGAATTTTGCGGGCAAGAGAATACCTGGATGCGATCCGTGCAGTCAAGCATCGGTTGGCGGTGGCTGACAAGGAACTGGAAGAAGCGAAGCAGACCATGTGCGCGTTAAAGGCTGTGGACTTTTCCAAAGACAAAGTAGATGGCGGCGAAATGGCTGATTTGTCAGACAAGGTTGCACAACACGAAAAAATCATTGCTAAAATCGAAACGCGCAAACAACATTTAATTGAAATGCGCGAAGAAGCACGGGAACGGATCAATGCGCTGCCGGATTTTGATTTACAAAGTTTTCTGATAGACTATGCCATCAACGTGTTACCGTTGTGGCAAATTAAAAGTGATACGCATTATTCTCACTCCGGCTTTTATAAAAGACTTCGCAAGGCCGCTTATCGTTTTGAGGAAGTTTATGGTGATTGGCTTGCAAATTTGGACATTTATATGTGATTTTCCGCAAATTGGAAACAAAAGTGTACAAAAGTAGACAAAAGTGTACAAGAAAATGTGATATAATGTAAACTGTAAAAGATTAAAAAGGCGTGCCGAACAGGTGCGCTTTTTTATTTGCCATTCTTTTACATCCCTCCGATTGCGGCTGGCGTGATTCCCCCCGTCAGTCGCATCTGGTTTATAAAGGAGTGTTTATGGCTAACAAAACCAGTGAGCTGATTTTAACCGAAGATAAACATATCATGTGTTCTGTGGCAGTGGCAGCGGTGCATTGCGATATTACCGCAAGGCGGTTGCATGAATACGTTAAGGAACATCAAATTCCGAAAGAAGGCAGCAGAATAGACCTTGCTGCGCTGTTAAAGGAACGCAGAGAAACGTTTAGCCAACAGGAAACCAAAGCAACGGACGCAGAGCGCAAAACCAAAGCAGAAGCAGATTTAAAAGAAAAGCAGAGCGAAAAAGAAGCAATCATTGTAGCGCACATGGAAGGACAGATTGTTTACGTTGAACATGTGCAGGACGCGCTGACATCTTTGTTTGCGGAAATACAAGGTAAATGTATTGCCAGCGATAACACATCGGAATCTGACTTGTTGCTGCTTGGCGTTCCGCAAGATACTGTAAATGAGTACATGAGGAAAAGACGTGACAGAACGAACGCAATGCTTACAGAATTTGCCAGCGGAGGACAATCTGCGTTTGCAAAGACTGTCGGAGCAAAACCTAAGCGAAGCTATACAAAAGGCGCGAAAGGCATTTCTGCCGCCGCCGCCGGAAACGGTTAGTGAGTGGGCCGACTGTAACCGCATACTGACTCGCGAAGAATCGCCGTCTGCCGGTTTGTGGAATACAGATAACACGCCATATCTGCGTGACATTATGAACACGTTTACGGACAAGACCACGCAGATAACGACAGTGTTAAAGGCAACACAGCTTGGTTTTACCGAAGCGGCGGTGAATATTTGTGGTTATACGATAGATCGTTCGCCGTGCCGTATTTTTTACGTCATGCCAGATGAAGATTTGGCAAAAGACTTTTCGGTTGACCGCTTGCAAAAAGCGTTAAAAAATACGCCAAACATTGCAAGGAAGATAGAATCTGCTGACCGAAGCAAAGCATTAGTGGTTCGCTTTCCGGGCGGCTTTATCCGTTTATCTGGTGCAAACAGTCCTGCAAAGTTAGCGTCATGGCCTATTCCGCGCGTTATCATGGACGAAGTGGATAAATTCCCACAATGGACAGGCCGTGAAGCCAATCCTGTATCGCTGGTTAAAGAACGTACAAAAAACTGGCCGTGGCGAAAAATTTTGGTAGGCAGCACTCCCACTACGGAGTGGGGTTATGTGTATCGTTCTTACATGGAATCAGAGATACACTATCAGTTTTATGTTCCGTGTCCTGAATGTGGACACATGCAAATTTTAAAATTTCCAAACCTTAAATTTCCTACAGTGATAGACGATCAACGGCTATCACGGGAAACATATTATGAATGTGAGCAATGTCATCATCATATACGCGACAGGGAAAAATTACCTATGTTGCGTAAAGGGAAATGGATTGCTGACGAAAAGCTGAATTACAAACCGAAAGTTGTTGGGTATCGGCTTAATACGCTGTATTCGCCGTGGGTTGGCTTTGCAGAGGTAGCAAAAGAATTTTTAAAAAGCAAAGACGATCCCACTGCTTTAATGAACTTTGTCAATTCCTGGCTTGGTGAGCCGTGGAAGTCGAAGTCAAGCGAAGTAAAGGCGAAAGCCGTATTAGACAAAAAAACAGATATACCGCATGGGATTGTGCCGCACGAAACACTTATCCTTACTGCCGGAGTTGACCGACAGCAAGGATATTTTTATTGGGTGGTTCGCGCATGGATGCCTGGTATGCGAAGCATGAAGATTGCTAATGGTTCTGCTGAAACATGGGACGATTTAAAAACCGTCATGGATCAATACTGGCCTGTCGAAAACAGCGACAAGAAAATGCAAATTATCTTGTATGCTGTGGACTCCGGCTATGAAGCAGAAGATGTGTATGATTTTTGCCAGTTTGCTTACGGGCAGGCAACAGTAGCAATTCCAGTTAAAGGTGCGTCACAGTCGTTAGCTGGATATTACAAACGTGTCAATTTGCAACCGAATGATAAAGGGCGCGCATGGCAACGCGCAATGATTCTGTACGAAATCGACACGAATAAATATAAAGACCTCATCATGTATCGGCTGAATAAAGAGCTTGGCGAAGAAGGCTGTTGGATGGTGGACGCTGATACGGATGAGGAATATGCCAACATGATTACCGCAGAACAAAAGGTACGTGATGGCGACAAAGAAGTTTGGCGGCAAATTGGCAAACGTCCAAACCATTATCTTGACTGTGAAGTATATGCGTATCTTGCCGCCGATGTAATGAACATCCGCAATTTGCAACCGCAACCGACAACACAAGAAAAGAAAAAAGAATTTGTGGAAGATATGATACCGCAGTATTTCAATCCAGAGGGGTGAGAACGTGACATTAGAAAGTTTGAAAGCGGAACGTGAAAAAGTACAGGCCGCTATCGACAACATATTAGAAGCTGGGCAGGAGTTTCAGACAAGGGATGGCAGAGTAAAGTTTGCCAATCTGTCTAAACTGTATGACCGACTTTCCTATCTGGATAATGCTATTGCAGCGGCAGAGGGGAACAGCGGTTA